ATGGCTACCGTCGTCTCTATCTGCAATCTCGCCCTTTCCAATATCGGCAAGGACAATATCAACGATCTCACCGAAAAGAGCGCCGAGGCGCGCGCCTGCAATCAGTTCTATGCGCAGACCCGCGATGTACTGCTGCAATCCTTCCCTTGGGCTGTGGCGGGCAAGACCGTGGCGCTGGGCGCGTTCGACAATGACAAGCCGAGTGTGTGGCGCCACTCCTATGCACGGCCGGCCGATTGCCTGCAGATCCGCTGGATCAGGCCCCGTTATTCCGCCGATGCCGCCATACCGCCCGAAACACTGAAGCCCGATCTCGATGAGGCCGGGCGCGAGATGCAATATGCTTATGCGCTGGAGGGCGACCGGCTCTATTGCGATCTCTCGCCGGCGCTGCTGCGCTATACCTGCCGGCTCACCGACCCGACGAAATATTCGCCGCTCTTCATCGAGGCGCTCGCTTGGCATCTGGCCGTGCGCCTTGCCATGCCGCTGACGCGCGATCCGAAGATCCGCGCCGATGCGATGGCGCTAGCGCAGAGCAGCCAGCGGGCGGCCGAGCAGGCCGAGGCCAATCAGGTGAGGCACACGAGCGAGAGTTTCGTGAGCGAACTGATCGCGGTGCGCGCCCATGGCTGATTTCCGCGCCTACCAGCCTTCCTTCACCGCAGGCGAACTTTCGCCTGCGCTCGGCGCCCGCGTCGATCTCACGAAATATCAGAGCGGCTTGCGCACGGCGCTGAACGTCTTCGTGCATCCGCATGGCGGCGTGTCGAACCGGGCCGGGCTGCAATTCGTCCACGAGATCAAGGACAGCTCGAAGCAGGCCCGGCTGATCCGCTTCCAGTTCAATACCGAGCAGACCTATATCCTCGAATTCGGCGACAAATACATCCGCATCTTCCGCGATGGCGGGCTGGAGCTGACGGGCGCCGCCCCCTACGAGGTTGCGACCGCCTATACGGCAGCAGACGTGCAGGACCTCGTGTTCGTGCAGGAAGCCGACGTGCTCTACCTCTGCCACGTCAATCACCCTGTGCGCAAACTCGGGCGCCTGGCCGACAACAACTGGACGCTGACGACGGTCCAGTTCAAGCCGTTGATCAACCCGCCGGCGGGCACGCCCTCCGTCACCAAGCCCGGCGATACATCAGGCAAGCCGGGTTATGTGGCAACCACATACCGCTACTGCGTTTCCGCTGTTGCAGACAGCGGCGAGGAAAGCCTGCCGTCCAATGCCGGCGCCACCGTCAACGACCTCGCCATCCAGGGCGGCATCAACCGTGTCACCTGGGCGGCGGTATCAGGTGCGGCACGCTACATCGTCTACCGTGACGACAACGGCATTTTCGGCTATGTCGGCGGCACGACGGGCCTGACCTTCGATGACGAGAACATCACGCCCGATCTCTCCGACACGCCGCAGGCCGGCCGCAACCCTTTCAATGCGGCGGGCAATTATCCGCGCTGCGTGACATTCATCGAGCAGCGGCTTGCCTTCGCCTCGACACAGAACGACCCGCAGGCCGTCTGGCTCAGCCAATCCGCCAATTACGAGAATTTCGGAGTCTCCTCACCCGCCAAGGCAAGTGACGCCGTGACCTTCCGCATCCGCGCCCGGCAGGTGAACGAGATCCGCTCGATGATCTCGGTACGCGGCCTGCTGCTTTTGACCTCCGGTTCCGAATGGATCGTCACCGGCGGCTCGACCTCGGATGCGATTTCCCCCTCCGCCATCAAGCTCGATAACCAGGGCTATCGCGGAGCCGCCAAGGTGCAGCCGATCGTCGTCGGCAATACGGTGCTTTTTGCCCAGCGCCTTGGCGGCGTGGTGCGCGATTTCTCCTATGACTATACGCAGGATAGTTATGTCGGGAAGGATCTGACCATCCTTGCCCGCCACCTCTTCAAGGGCCGCGAGATATCAGCCTGGGATTATGCCCAGGCGCCCGACTCCGTCGTCTGGGTGGTGCTCGATGACGGCGCTCTGGTCTCGCTCACCTACATGAAGGAGCAGGATGTCTGGGCCTGGACCCGCCATGAAAGCGGCCCCGGCAACGACGCCTTCTTCGAGGATGTGACCGTGATCGAGGAAGACGGCGAGGACGTGCCCTATTTCATCGTCCGTCGCACGATCAATGGCACACAGAAGCGCTATATCGAGCGGCTGCACAGCCGCGCCTTCGAGGATGTGCAGGATGCCTTCTTCGTCGATTGCGGGCTTACCTATTCCGGCCCGCCGGCGACGGTGCTGAACGGGCTAAACCATCTTGAAGGACAGGAGCTCGTGGCGCTCGCAGACGGCAATGTCGTGCGCAACCTCACCGTCACCGGCGGCAGCGTGCGGCTGCAGAACGCAGCCTCGAAAATCCATGTCGGCCTGCCGGTGACGGCGGCGATCCAGACGCTCGATCTCGATATCGGCCAGGTGCAGGGCCTCGGCACCGTGCAGGGCCGCAGCAAATCCATCTCCGAAGTGACCTTCCGGGTGGAAAACACCCGCGGCATTTTCACCGGCCCTCAGGACGGCGAGCGCGACGGCGGCACGCTGGTGGAATACAAGCAGCGCCGCAACGAAAACTGGAACGAGGCGATCAGCCTCTATACCGGCGATCTCACCATCACCCCCTATTGGGACTGGAGCACCAGCGGCGCCATGTGGGTGAAGCAGTTCGACCCGCTGCCGATGACCATTCTCTCCATCATGCCGGATGTCACCCTTGGCCGCTGAGATCGCCATTATCGAGGCGCGGCCGAGCCATGTCAGGCAGATTGCCGCGCGCATGCGGGCAGCCGACCGCGACGAGGTTTTCGCCGCCTCCGGCCGCTCGCCGCTTTCGGCGCTCTCCTTTTCCTACCGCCACTCCTCTCAGGCGTGGACCGCCCTCTTCGATGGCCGGCCGGAGGTGATGTGGGGTGTCGGCGATATCAACATCCTGACCGGTATCGGTGCGCCCTGGCTGCTAGGCACGGACGCGGTGGAGAAGAATTTCCGCGGCTTTCTCAAGATCTCACGCAATTGGCCGGCTCAACTGTTGAGCCGCTACGGCTTGCTTCGAAACTTCGTGGATGCGCGCAATACGATCTCCCTACGCTGGCTCGAATGGCTGGGCTTCCAGCTGTTCGAACCCGTCGAGATCAACGGGCATCCATTCCGGCTATTCGAAATGGGAGAAGCGGATGTGTGATCTTGGTCTTGCGCTGACACTGGGGTCGACGCTTCTCGGCGCCGCCGGCCAGGTGCAGCAGGCAAAGGCGACGGCGGAGGCGAACAAATACAACGCCCAGGTCGCCGAAATGAATGCGCAGATCGCCGACAAACAAGCGAAGGACGCGATCGAGCGCGGCAAGCAGGAAGAGCAGCAGAAGCGCCTGCAGACCTCCCAGCTCGAAGGCCGCCAGCGCGCCGCCATGGCCGCAAACGGCGTCGATCTCTCCTTCGGCTCGCCGCTGGATACGATCGTCGACACCGCCAAGATGGGCGAGATCGATGCGCTAAACGTGCGCACCAATGCCTATCGCGAGGCCTATGGCTACAAGGTGCAGGGCACCAATCAGCTCGCAAGCGCCAAGCTCGACCGCATGCGCGCTGAGGCGGCCGTCAAGGGCGGTTATCTCGATGCCGTCGGCACCATCCTCGGCGGCGCGGGCAAGGTTTATACCCAGGCCCATGGCTTGGGTAAGTAGAGCAATTCCAGCAACCTGTGCCGCGGTTTTGCGTCCGGAATTGCGGGAAACAAAAATTGAGGTTCTGAATGCCGACCGTTCCCACCTATCAGGACACCCAGCAGCATGTTGCGCTTCGCCCCGAATATACCGAGGGTTTGACGGCCAGTGCTGACGCCGATGCCTTCGGCACCGCGATCGGCCGTGGCATGCAGAATGCCGCAACCGGCCTCGGCACGCTGGCCGATGCCGTAGTGAAAGTCGAGCAGCCAACGCCGCCAAGGATCGCCAGACGAAATTCGGCGACTGGTCGCGCGAGGCGCTTCATGGCAAGGGCGGCTTCCTGACGCTGACCGGCCGCGCCGCCGTCGAAGCCGCGCCGCCTTCGAAAAGCTTGCCGAGCAGAAACGCGCCGAATTCGGCAAGGGGCTGAGACCGGGTGCTGCGCGCGCCTATGACGAGGCCACCCGCACCAGCATGAACATCCTGCTGGACAGCACGATCAGCCACACATTCGACCAGCGCAAGGTCTGGTTTGCCGAGACCTCCTAAAAGAGCATCAAATCCTCGGCCGAGGATGCCGTCGCCGTCTATAACGATCCGGCCAAGGTTGCTGCCGCCATTCAGAACGGCGTCACCGAGATCGAGCATCAGAGCCGCATGCAGGGCTGGAGCAAGGAAAAGCTCGCCCGGGAGAGCGCACAATATGTCTCCGTCGACGACGCGAGCTACGATATTACCGTGCAGTATGAGGATATCCCGCGGGATCTCAGGATGGCGATCGAGGCGGATTTGACGAAGCCGGGAAAGCCGAAGCCAACGCGAAAACAGATTGAAGATGAATATGAATTATTCATCTTCAATCGCTGAATTGATGCATTAAGAAAAAATGGCCAGTTCCGCGTCGTAAAAAACCTCGGCCAGCTCACTCCCTTCTGCACCGAACCACCACCAAAATGCATCTTCAGCCGCGCGGGTCCCATTGGCGATGGTGGTGGCGATTGTCGCGTCGAAACCGAGCTGCAAGGCGGTGACGATCGGATACCAGCGGAAAGCTGGCAAGACATCAGGACTTCATTCACCCACACGAAAAACGCAGCGATCAAGGCGCCTGCTGTCACGGCCGCAAACCGGGCCATCTGCCCGATGACGAAGCAAGACCGTCTCATCGCTCGAAGTGGTTTGGCTAGGTCAGGCCGACAACCTTCCTGAGCCTATGGTTCGGGAAACCAGAGGTACAATCACATGACCATTTCGAGCGAGATAAATCGATCCGGCCCCTATAATGGGGACGGCGTCGCCACGGCTTTCGAATACAAGTTCAAGATCCTGGAGCCCCGTCATCTGCAGGTGATCCGGACGGATGCATCGGGCACGGATTCAATCCTGGTGCTCGACGCCGATTACACTGTGACCGGCACTGGCAATGATGGAGGCGGAAGCGCGGTCATCGTCCCCGCCCCGGCGGCCGGCACCAAGATAACTTTGCTGCTGGACGTGCCCTTTACCCAGGAAACCGACCTGGAAAACCAGGGCGCCTATTATGCGGAGACCGTCGAGCAGGCGCTCGACCTCGTTGTGATGAGGCTCCAGCAGCTCAAGGAAAGAGCGGCCCGCGCAGTCACCATTCCGCCGTCATTCGATTCAGCAACGATCGACAAGCTGATTGCAGACGTTCTGACGCTCAGCAACAAAGGCGATGCGTTGGAGGCAGTTGCCGCCGTCTCGCAGTATCTGGAGACTGTGGCAGGTATTGCTGATGACATCCCTGATGTTGCCGGCCTCACACAGACCGCCCAGCAGAAAGCCGCGGAAGCCGCTCAGTCGGCAACGAACGCAAATGCCAGCGCCGGCCTCGCGACCGCCTACGCAACGAATCCGGAAGATGTCGCGATCCCCGGTTCGGGCGGGCTGTTTTCCGCCTTTCATTGGTATCGGAAGACTGTGGCGATCTACAATGACGTCGCCAATACCCTGGCCGGCTGGCTTCACGGCGCGGCGACAAAGACCGACATCGCGGATGGCGACGAGTTCGCCATCGCCGACAGCACGACAGGTTGGGGCCTGAGAAAGGTTCTGGCGGGCAGTATCGTCAAATATGTGGCGTCAGCGCTCGGGCTGGACTTCATGGTCGGCTTTGTGCCCGCCTACTCCACCGCTACAACCTTTACCGTAGGGGCCGGCTTCGGGTTCTTCGGAGGCGGGAAGCATGCCACGGCCGCGGATGCCACCTGTAGTCTCGCAGCTACCTTCGGGACGGGCCCGGGTTGCCTGGATACCGGCACGGTGCAGGCCGGTAAGACCTACTTCGTGTACGCCGTCAGAAGCCTGGATGGGAACACCAGGTTCGTCGCCTCGTTGTCGGCCATCGAAGGTGGTGTCGCGGTGCCCTTGGGGTGGGAGCTGCTCTCTGGTAGCCGAATAGGCATCATCCTGACGAACAGTTCCGGAAACATCGTCATGTTCCAACAGTCTGGCAACCGGGTACTTGTTGCGAATGCCTTGCTCTACTCCAACAGCGGGCAATGCGACATGGACCCCCCTCACCCTTCCCAGTTGTCCGGTAGGTATCTCGGTGGATGCCTTGGTGTTTATCGACATAAGCACAGGGACGAACGGTGACGCCATCTCCGCTATGGGCCCGGTATCCTCTCTCTTCACTGGCCTGATGATTGCTCGCAGCCGCGCCACAGGTAACTCCGGAGGTGGTGGAACTGAATTTGGGGCTCTTACCCCAGTCAGGACGAATGCCTCGGCTCAGGTAATGCGCGAGGTGGACATAAGCGGTACAGCAAGTGTGGCAGCATACTTGACAGGTTGGGATGATTGGCAATGCAAGAGGTTTTGGGCATGACCACGGTTTATGTAAGGCAGGACAGTGAGGGAAAAATCCTCGAAATTCTGGGGGCTCCGCAACCAGGGATGCCGGATGCCACTGCTCACGATGACCAGGAGCCCCTGATCGCCAAATTCCTCCGCGACCCCCTCGGCCTCGAAGAGGCCTTCCCTTCCCTCAAGAAATGGCAGCTTTGGCTCGCCGCGCTCGAACTCGAACCACCGGTTTTCAAGGCCGATGTCCTCTCCTTCGTCAACGGCATGGCTGACATGTCGGTGAAGGACAAGGAAACTGTGCGCATCATGATCGAGGACGCACAGGAATATTCCCGCAACGATCCGCGCATCGATCTGCTCGCGGTGGCCATGAGCATTCCGCCGAACCAGATGGATGATCTCTGGAAGTGGGCGGCCCAGATCGAGCCTGTATGA